AGATACTCAAAGACGGAAGACCAAACATTGCTTTAATGTGGATGATGCTTCGCAACCGAGCATTTGAAATAAACAAAACTGGTAGTGTTCAGTTTTTATCATTAGACGAAGTAAGAGGAGTTGCAGACGAAGATTCAGAGTTAGAAAAACACGAAGCCTTAGAAAGATTGCACCAAAGAATAAACGAAGAGATGGACAACTGGCATTGGTATGATTCAATGTTATTTAAAGTCTACAAGGAAGGCAACGCATCAATGAGAGACATAGCTAAAGATTCAGGCATCTCACTCACTTCGATATTTAACACGCTAAAAAACTGCAAGGAACGATTGAAAGATGAGGTAGGCGAAGACTACGAAGATTACAGTAATAACGATTTTGATTTAATATAACTAAAATGGCAACAAAGAAAAAAGCACAAGGGTTAGGAGATACCATAGATCAAATAACCGAAGTAACAGGAATTAAGAAGCTCGTTAACTTTATAGCAGGAGAGGACTGCGGATGCGAAGAGCGTAAGCAAAAACTTAATGAGTGGTTTCCATACCGCAAACCCGAATGTCTAACTGAAGAGGAGTACAACTGGCTTACCGAAACACGAATCCTTGAAAGAGAAACATTCAAACCAACCGAAGTAACACAAGTAAAAGAAATCTATTCAAGAATAATGAAAGTACGTTTAGAGCCATCCTCTTGCGCTTCTTGTTTCAGAGAGATAGTATTTAACCTGCGTAAGATTTATCAAGCATACGAATCATAATATGAAAGTAGATAAAGTTAAAATCAGCGAAGTAAAGACGAACCCAAAGAACCCACGTCTAATCAAAGACGATAAATTCCGTAAGTTAGTCAAGTCAATACAAGAGTTTCCGCAAATGCTGGAGCTACGACCTATCGTAGTAGATGAGAACAACATTGTATTAGGCGGCAATATGCGTTTAAAAGCGTGTAAGGAAGCAGGGCTAAAAGAAGTGTTTATTGTAAAAGCTGAAGGTTTAACCGAACTACAAAAAGACGAATTCATAGTCAAAGACAACGTAGGCTTTGGAGAATGGGATTGGGATATGTTAGCTAACGAATGGGACGTAGAAAAGATACAAGATTGGGGATTGGATTTACCTATTGATTTCAGCGTAACAGAACTTGAAGCTGAAGAGGACGACTTTAGCGTTCCTGAAGGTGGATTAGAAACCGATATTGTTTTAGGTGACTTATTTGAAATAGGCGAACACCGTTTACTTTGTGGAGATAGCACAGATAGCGACCAAGTGGCAAAGCTAATGAATGGACAGAAGGCTGATATGGTATTTACTGACCCGCCTTATGGAATGAAGTTAGATGCTGATTATAGTGGGATGAAAAGTGAAATATTTAAAGGTGGAATTGGTGGAAAGAAATATGAAAATATCAAAGGTGACCACGATGATTTTAGCCAAGAATTAATCAATACAATATTTGCTTGTTTTAATGATTGTAAGGAAATATTTATTTGGGGAGCAGATTACTTCGCAGAATTATTGCCTAATAAAAATGACGGTAGTTGGGTTGTGTGGGATAAACGAGCAAATGGTAATGATGATATAATGGAAGATAAAAGTTCAGATAAGATGTATGGTAGTACATTTGAATTATGTTGGTCAAAGAATAAACACAAGAGAGATATTGCAAGAGTGAAATGGGCAGGGATATTTGGAATGCCATCACAAGATACGAAAGGTCGAGTTCATCCAACACAAAAACCTATTGAATTGGCTAATTGGTTCTTTAATAAATGGGGTAAGAATAATGATTTAATCGCTGATTTATATTTAGGTGGAGGAACAACAATGGTTGCATCTCATCAACTTAAACGCAAATGCTACGGTATGGAGTTAGACCCAAAATATTGTCAAGTTATAATTGACAGAATGAAAAAGTTAGACCCAAGTTTAGTAATTAAACGTAACGGAGTTACAATGTAAAAACAGAGTTATGCAAGGAAAAAACGGAGGAACATTAAAACCATTTGATAAAGGCGAAAGCGGAAACCCTAACGGAAGACCGAAAGGAAGTAAGAACCGAAGCACAATAGCTAGACAATGGCTTGAAGTAAATCAATCTCTAAAGAACCCATTAACAGGCGAGCAGGAAACTATGAGCCAAGAGGATTTGATGACGTTAGCATTGATTAAAAAGGCTCGTGAAGGCGATGTAGCTGCGTACAAAGCATTGATGGATTCAGGCTATGGCGCACCGCTTCAGCAAGTAGAACAAACAATAACCGAGTTACCACTATTCCCTGATGTACAAGAGGACAACGGCAACGAATAAGGTACTTGCTTTAAAAAAGCGTATTAAAATTGTTCAAGGTGGAACGTCGGCTTCAAAAACGTACTCAATCCTTGCTGTGTTAATTGACAAGGCACTACGTAAAGACGGACTCGAAATAAGCATAGTAGCAGAAAGCATACCTCATCTAAGAAGGGGAGCATTAAAAGACTTTGTTAAAATACTAAAATGGACAAACCGATTTTATGACCAACAGTTTAACAAATCGCTATTAACATACACTTTTAAAAATGGTTCTTATATTGAATTCTTCTCAGCGGATGACTCTAACAAATTAAAAGGTGCAAGACGTGATATTTTATACATTAACGAGTGCAACAACGTAACCTTTGAGTCATACAATGAGCTTTCAATACGTACAAAGCAAGAGGTGTACTTGGACTTTAACCCTGCCAATGAGTTTTGGGTACACAAGGAACTAAAAGACGAGCCAGACACGGACTTCATAATCTTAACATACAAAGACAACGAGGCACTTGACGAATCAATTGTTACACAAATAGAAAAGAACCGAGACAAAGCAGCTACGAGTTCTTACTGGGCTAATTGGTGGAGAGTGTATGGTCTTGGGCAAGTAGGTAGTCTTGAAGGAGTAGTCTTTAACAATTGGAAAGAAATAGACACGATCCCAAAAGAAGCGAAGCTGATAGGAATAGGATTAGACTTTGGATACACGAATGACCCTACGGCAGCAATTGAGATTTACAACTATAACGGAACACGGATAGTAAACGAACTTGTTTACCGCACAGGAATGGTTAACTCAGACATCGCTAAGATACTTCCGTCAAGCATCATCATCTACGCAGATAGCTCAGAGCCTAAATCCATCGAAGAGATAAGACGTCAAGGCAAAACAATCAAAGGAGTAACGAAAGGATCTGACTCAATCAACTACGGTATTGACGTAATGCAAAGGCAAGACTATTTAGTAACTAAGCAAAGCACAAACCTGATCAAAGAACTACGCTCATATTGTTGGGATACTGACAAGCAAGGTCAACGAATGCGCAAACCGATAGACCACTACAATCACGCTATTGATGCTTTACGTTACCACGAGATGGAAGCACTCGGACTAAAATCAAACTATGGACAATACAACATCCGATGAGCTGCCTAAAATGATTAGGGTAGTAGAGCAATACATCAAAGACAAGACAGGCAAAAGAGTCAACATCGTATTTAATGACATCTTCAACGTCAGAAGACACACTCAGATGCTGGCTCAGGCTTATGCCTATGTGTTACAAAAAGACGAATCACAAGTTAAATAATTATGGAAGTACAAATAAACGTACCATCAACACTAAACGAAATCCCACTAAAGCACTATCAGGACTTTCTGAAGGTGCAACGTGACTCTACTGACGAGGAGTTTGTAGCTCAAAAGATGGTAGAGATATTCTGCGGAATCCGATTAGTAGAAGTAGCCAAGATAAAGCTGACTTCATTAAACGAATTGATAGCACACTTTACGCAACTGTTTAATCAAGTGCCTAAATTCACACCTAAATTTATGATAGGCGATATTGAGTTTGGCTTTATTCCTGAACTTGAAGAGATAACCTTTGGAGAGTACGTGGATTTGGATTCTCATTTGCAAAGCTGGGATAAATTTCATAAAGCAATGGCAGTTTTGTACCGCCCTATAAAAACACGAAGCGGAGATAAATACGAGATAGCAGAATACAACCCTAACAAAGATATGGAGGAGCTGATGCAGTACGCACCATTAGATGTATGTATTGCAGCATCGGTTTTTTTTTGGACTTTAGAAAGCGACTTACTGCAAGCTACTCTGAACTATTTGGAGACGGAGATGAAGAAGGAGAAGAACCTGTCGCAGACTTTAGCGAAACAACTCAATTTAGCAAACGATGGGGATGGTATCAGTCACTTTATGCACTCGCTAAAGGAGATGTCACAAAGTTTGACGACATCGCCAAGTCAAGGGTTACTAAATGTCTTACCTATCTCACATTCGAAAAGCAAAAAAACGAAATTGAACAACGGCAACTTGAAAGACAACTAAGACGATGAAAGGATTTTACGATATAACGAACAAACTTAAAACACACTTTATAGCTGACCCTATTGTGAACACAGTAACGGAAGGAGACATCTTTGAGGTGGACTTAAACAAGCAGACAATATTTCCGCTTGTACATATGATGATCAACAACGCATCGTTTGAAACCAATGTTGTGCGCTTTAACGTAAGCCTCATTGCGATGGACATTGTTGACATAAGCAAAACTGCAACAACTGACGTGTTTAGAGGCAACTCAAATGAGCAAGATGTACTCAACACACAATTGGAGGTCTTAAATCGAGCCTATGCGCTAATGCTACACGGAAACTTGTGGGATGATAAGTACGTTGTTGACGGCAATCCTACTTGTGAGCCGTTTACTGAACGCTTTGAAAACTTTATGGCAGGCTGGACTATGACACTTGACATCCTTATCCCTAACGAGGTAACAATCTGCTGATGCAAAACACGGAGGTTCAAAAGGAATTAGAACGCTTTAGAGACTATGTTGTTAGTCAATCAAGGCGCAACCTTTCAAGGCTACGTAAAAACTCGTCTAAACGCTTGTATCAATCAATTCAAGGCAAAGTAAAGACGATGCCTAACTCTATATCAATTGAGTTTGAAATGGAAGACTACGGAGTGTTTCAAGATGCAGGTGTTTCAGGTAAGAAAAAGAAGTACAACACACCTTACTCCTATAAATCAAAGATGCCTCCTCCAAAGGCTTTTGACAAATGGATAGTTAAAAAGGGATTAGCACCAAGAGACAAGGGTAAGTTTAAAAGCAGAAAGAGTTTGTCATTTGCAATTGCTCGCAGTGTATTTATGAACGGTATAAAACCGAGCTTGTTTTTTACTAAACCATTTGAGGCAGCTTACAAGCGACTACCTGAGGAGCTGGTAGAAA